CTCTGGTTTTGAACTTGTAATACTCCACGCTCACTGTTACCAGCGAACGGAAGTAAGATAGGAGATAGAGATAAGGGCCCAAACTCATCAATTTATAAAGGGATTCCACCAGCCCAAATGGTAGCTCACGCGAAAAGTTCGTGGAGAAGATTAACTTCAACTTCCGGGCTTCGAGTATGAGCTGATAAAATGTATCATGAAAGAATTCTTCTTGTAGATGCTTTAGAGCATTAAACAAGGCGAATCTAGTCATAATAGACTCTCGTTGCGCACTCGAAAACAGATAAGCTATCGCTGATCTTAACTTGGTCACGTCAGTTTTATTCGAGTTCCATATCGCACCCTTGAGTCCGATACAGTACCATAAACCAAGAAAGGCGCCGTTCATATTCTTCGGCATCTTTCTTACTAGGTGGACAACGCTACCTAAAGTGTTTAAATGTCTTATGGCGTAGAGCCCGCTCAAGAACGCCCCTATATAGGCCTTGTTTCTCACTGTTTGCAGGATTAGACCAGCTCCGAGAGGAGTGAAGCTGATCCCGGGTCCCTCATAAACCTTAGCAAATTCTGCGAAATCTTTCGAAATCACAGATTTATTAAGATTTATGGAGACACCGAGCGAATCCATTAAACGTAAGTAACGTTCAGCGACTAACTTGTGACGAATCACAATGTCATCACCTAATACACAGTAATCCTTGAAGTGATATATACCTTCTTGAATTGCTGCATATCGGACTATACAGTGGTGTGTGAAAGCAAGAGACGCCCAAGAACTTAAAGCACCCATCGGCTGCCCCACTGAATATTTGAAATAGTTACGTTTAAATAACCACTCAATATCTAGTAGGTTTGACCACTTGTATCCAAGACCAGGTTCAATTATATTAAGAACCTGAGCTTGAACGTCTATGGGTAATCTATCGGTTGCGGCTGATAAGTCGTAGCAATAGAACCACTCAGTAGATTCAGTTTTCACCAAATCCCTAAGCGGCTTATGCTGATCGAACGTACCATCCTGGGGTATGCGAGATAGAAGATCAAATAATAACTGATGAACCGGTCTAAGGACAACTTGGATAAAGTAGTTAGTCATAGCTACAATCCTAGCCTTACCTGCCTGGTCATACACAACTGAAAGCTTACCAAGAGGTAGTCTAGTCGACCACCCCTTGATCGTTTTTATAACAACGAAAGCTGGAAGTAAAAGTATC